TCAGGCTGTGCTATCTCTATTTCTATAGGTTTTGTTTTAATTACGATTTCTTTCACAGGTGTAGTTGCACAGGCTGTAATAAAAAAGAGGGGTACTACACACAGTAGGGCTCTACTGCTCTTTACTATCATTCTCTATCTCCAAGAATACTTTATCAGTTGCGTTGTTAGCTCGAGACTCAATAAGCCCTGGCTTTGCTCTTGCTAATCGTGTTAGATCGTGGTCTTTAAAAATCTTTAGATAAGACTCCATTCGAGCCTCAACTTCCTCAGCCCTTGTATTCATATCATTTAAGGACTCTTCTTGTAACTTCATTGCAGCCAATTGCGCTTCTAGCGCCTGTTGCTGCTGTTGTAACTTAACTTCTAACGCTGCTTTTTCGTTAGCTAAATTCTGCATTCGGTTCATGGTATCGGAGTACATTTTGTACCCGACACCACCTAATGAACCTACTAAAGCTATAATGACAAGATATTGCATTACGTTGTCTCTTCTAGGTACGTTGTCCAGTCCTTACCTTCAAATAGCATAGATTCTGCCACTCTACGTCGTGTAAGTCCTTTCAATACTACACCGCCCGCCTTATCCCATCTTCGCATCTGGAAGGGTACATCCCCATAATTTTCTTCATTCAAAACTTTAAGAAGTGTACTAGACCGAAGGTTAGTAGGCCCTAGGTTATATACCCAGCACACTAACCCGTCAAACTGACACTGCGTAAGAGCAACTTTAGGGATGTCGTTAATGTAACCTTCGTACTCTTCCAGCTCATGAGCAAGCAGTTCTTCTGCCCCTTCTTGACTGACGGTCATGCCTTCGTATACACCCTTCGTATGTCCATAGCCAATAGTCCAAACCCCAACGGAGTCTTGGTAAGCTAAAGTTTCACATCCTTCGAAGTGTTTTAATAGGTCAATTCCTATAGTACTTAATTTCATTTTTATCTCCTTCTTTCTTCTTGCATAAAACGTTCTTCGTGAAGATACCCGTATAGACGACCCTCGTCGGTGGAGTGTAAGACTCATCTATGACCTGCCCTCCCAATAGGTTTGCACCTACCTCTTCACGAATCGAATGTAGAGCGGTTAAACTCCCACTCGAGGATATATTGTATCAAATTCTATACACAAAGTCAAGAACTATTTTTAACGTGGTAATTTAGGTCAAGAAAACCTGGTAACTAAAAATATATCTTGACATTTTCGGTTAGTTGTGCGATAATAGTTTTTCACGATTGGAGATTTTATTTTTATGGCTCACTGGTCACACGAAGACAGGCAATGGTTAAAGAACAACTATGGTTTAGTCAGTGTTGCAGAATGTGCTGAGCACTTGAATAGAACCCCAGGAGCAGTAAGATCTCAAGTTCTATACTTGAGAAAGCGTGGCTGGACATTTAACAGCACACGGAGATAAACAAGATGGGTGATGTAGTAGAATTTACAGGCGAGTACTATACTCGAGTACAGAGATCAAAGCTATTAGCAGATACTTTGGCACTTGAGTTAGTAGAGAGCATGACGAATAATCATAACATTGATATTACTGAGCAGCAGTTTCTTTATGATATGGCTTGGGTAGTAAAGTTTATGGAAGTGTTGCTAGACAATCATTTTGGGGTATCTAATAGATTATCCGTACTAATGGAGCAACTAAAGAAAGGTGAAAGCTGAACAAATTCAACAGGCAATATTCGGGCTACATACTCGCAGGTTTGGAGCAGTAGCTGAAATCATGATAAAGAAAATGGTCATGCTAGAGAGAAGTAGCACTCTTGCATATGACTTGTTTGATGATAAAGAAGGAACCAGAATTGAGTGTAAGTTCTCAAGAGCACAGAAGAAAGCTGAAGTTAAAATAACAGAAAGCACACTCTTCAAAGCTCTGGAATGCGAAGCAAACCGTGATATTATGTATCACGAATGGAAAGACTTTCCTTGGGACTGCAACATACAGCAGATAAAGAAAGCTGAGTTTGACATTCTATACTATGGAGTATTCTTTAAGGATGCGATTCTAGTATTTAAGGTATACTCAGAGCAGATCGACAAAGAGATGAGATACTCAGATAAACAACATAGAGGTAATACAGGTGAAGGGCAGTTTCATTTGAATAGACAAACGCTTAGACATCATCTAAATTACCATTTGTATAAGACAATAAGTTATGGAGAGTTAATACAATGGCTAAAGTAATAGAATTTCCGCAACCAAGTGATCTAGATAAACAAACAAAGTCTCTTGAAAAGCAAGCAGACGAAATACAAGAGCAAGCAGAAAGAATAGCTGCATTATTAGGGAGACCAATTGAAGATTGAAGTAAGAAATGGAAACGTAGACAGAGCATTGTCAAAGTTTCGACGTAAGGTCGATGAGGATGGTCGGCTAAGAGAAGTGAGACAACGTATGCATTACGAGAAACCCTGTGAGAAACGCAATCGCAAGAAAATGGAGGGAACGCTCCGAGCGAAGCGTAAGCAAAAACTAGTCAAGTAAATGCTTGACTATTCTTCCTAATTTATATCCTATCAAGTTACCCACCCCACTATTATGTTTGCCATAATAAAAATCGCACAAACCACATTTATACCCACTAGAAAAGTACGAATCCAAGTAATACTGTTATCATATTCTGTGGTACTCTCATCATTGTAGCTGCCAAGCGCATACATCCAGATTTTCCAGGATCTTCTAGGTTCTTTTTGCATTTTAGTATGGGTTTTCAAAATATTTTTCCGTTCCTCTTAAGCATCCGGGTCCTGAGTCATGTATACCTAGGCAAAAAAGATACTTGTCATGTTTGTAAAAGTGTGATATTATATATGAAATATTTATGTTAATTACGATAGTTACTAGTTAGCACGGCAACAGGCTTTTTCGAATTGTCCGTGACTCGTTACGGCTACTCAACTGGGTTCCGCCAGGAACCCGAGGAGAGAACTCGTATAAGAGTCGGGATGATGCTAGAAAAATTGTTGTTGCCGAACAAAAGATATCAATTAAACAATCTAATGTAATCAACGATTTATTATACTTTATGTAATTTAACATCAAGCTGCTCCCGCCCTTCCGTCTTCTTTAAGTTGCGCCAATTCAAAATTTTTTAATCTTTAATGTACTTGGTCTTCTGCATCTAATTCCTTCCGAATTCCCTCATAACTCTCTTCCGGTTTATCCCAATTAAATACTTCAAATACATGATCTTCTTCAGAAACTAAGTCGAGGTGTGCTTCCTTCATCTCAACTTTTTGTGTTTCCAGATGTTTTAGCAGATCCTTTAGAACTTGCCTCCACTCGAGATTTGTTTCCTGAGTTTCCAGAATCATCGTTAGTTTTTGTAGCCTTTTCAACATTTATCTCCTCAATGTGCGTGGTTATTCGTTCTAGTTCTACTGATCCTATCTTAGCACCCAACCATCTTTCTGGTGGTATGTTGTCAGGTAGTTCAATTGTTAATGCAATTATATATTGTCGCATAATAGTCTCAATACTCCTTTAGGGGCTTTATCTAGCCCTGTTAAATCCTGACTCTCCAAACCAAGCTCACTAGCTATCTCTCGAACAATCTCTATTTTTGTTACTGGCTTCTCTCCAGTCTTTGATATGTATATCTGCTTTTGGTATACGCCTTCGCGTGCCAACTTACCAATTACAGATTTTTCACTCTTCTCTAGCTTCTCTGCTAGGGCTAATACTGTCTCTCGCGTAGGCGAGGAACTATATGCTTCTACCATTTGAGTCACTTGATCAGCGGTATAGTTTGTCATTCTTGTGCTCCCGTTGGATTCCAATAAATCCTTTCCAACACAGAAATCCAAAGTGAAGGTGGTATCCATCAAACCAGTCAAAGATTAACTCTGGTAGTATTAGAAACTCGTCGTTCGCTTTTGTTGTATTGAAAAAGTCTTTTGTTATTTTCATATGTATTCGCCTCCCCCATAGTCTTCGTCTGTTCCAAATCCTGCACTTGCTAAAGCCTCCGCATCACTGAACGAGTCAAAAGGCTCATCCAGCTCTGCATCGGGATACGCTAGATCGTACACTTTGTTCTCAGCATCTGTTTCTGAGATTTTGAACTGCTCGGCAATAATTGACGCAACGTCGTCGTGGCTGTTGCCGGCGTTTAATAAAGAATGAATCTCATCCTCTATCTCTAAATTAAGTCCTCCTATCTTACTCATCTTCCAATGTCCTTAATTTCGCTTTTGCTTATCACTTGATAAGCTCCTTTGTTATAAGCGGGTGCTAGTGTGTAATTACTACTTATAGCTATTCTTAGTTGTTTCCATTCTTCCGTAGAGAAGTTGCTAACACTGCTACTATTTCTACAATCAGGGGCAGAAACATACTCAGTGCCATCCCCAGTCCTAGTATTTGTAATACTGGATCTTCCATTAAACTCCTTAAACTCCTTATCACGCTTTTTACGACGTACTTGGCTTTTCTTCTTTCTACCACTAGTGGTATAATTCATGCTGCCGTTAATTATCATTGTTGTCTTCCTCTAAGTCAAACTCAGGCTCGAACACTATTTCGAATTGGATCTCATCTTCTTCTTCCTCAGCTTCTAATTCTCTATCAGCTTTGAACTGTGTCCAGATGTCTACCCAATCAGCAGGTACTTGCTCGCAGTCTTTTGCAATAGTAATAGCACCAAGATAGGTTGCTAACTCTAACATATAATTAGTCAGGTCACCGATATGCTCGGCTAAACCATTGATCTCTTGTTCTACTGCATCGGACTCATCAGCCGCCCACTGCAACTCTTCGTCATAATCTAAAGTTTCAGCTTTAGGTGATCGAAGACGTTCGCGAGCTTTTGATATATCAACTACTTTATCAGACATACAAAATTTTCCTTCTAAAAATTCTGAAAATAATTTCTCAGAGTAGGTATTATACTAAATTTTAAGGAAAATGTCAAGAATTAAATTGAGGGTGCTCAAGGACTGAGCGAGGGGAAGGTTGTTCGGTTAGTGGGTGAAAGTGGTACTCAGGATTTCTATCCCTAGAATATCTCCATCTTCAGCTCCTTCTCTGAGGCGCTTTGCTTCTACCATGTCAGCAAGCCTCCTCTGTAAGTCTTTTTCACTGGATGCAACTATACTCAGCACATCTTCGTGGATGAACTGAGTTATGATTTGTACTTTATATCTTTTCATAAGTATACTACTTTGGTTAAAAGGGTGGTGTAAGTAACCGCCAATGCTTACACCTACAAGCCCAAATGCTTGCTTCCAGTCACGTTATTAAGAGCAGTATAAAGGTTCGCTCTTTCGCATTGACAATACATATTTTCCAACCTAGTCAGCCTCTTAGATACTTAGGGTGTATCTTAACTCGTAGACCATTGAGCTATTAAACCCTGCCTGTGTCGTGCTAGTGATCAGCTAGACCTAACACAGGTCTTTTCATAAGCCCAAGGTAGCGATTCCTGCACGGCTTATCTGAGATAGGTGGGCTAGGGGGCCATCACGTCTTACCAACCCGATGCAAACATACACTGTATTGAGCCTACCTCGACTATTTATGAGTTTTTGTTTCGCTACTCAAGGCATAGTTACCTATATGTCGTCGTAGTTAACAACCTCTTTCTTACAGGCATCTAACATACGACTGATCTCAACACTTAGTTCCGTTACGCTACTGCCATAAGGGCCAGTAGGTAGTTCAGTAATGTACTTTATTTCTCCAGGCACACCATCATCATCTGTTTCGTAATGTACTTCGTGAATAGCAAACACTTCTTCACCTGCTACTATACTTTTAACTACACGATGATTCCATACCATAAGTTATACACTCCTACATAAATAATACAAGGGTGAGAGACGAGGCGCAGATACATTTAGTCTCTTTCTTACAATCGTTTAGTCACTGGTCTAAGCCTTTGTATCCTACGATTACCCTATAAAGGTTGAGGCGGGGGACAAGGACTGTTTGTTTACCCCTCTCTTTACTCTCTTATCCACTATATATGGTGGCCTCTGAGCTCCTCAATAAAGCACACTCACAACACAGGAATAGCTACCAATCTATCGTCATAAGTGTACTTTATTGAGGAGGCCGGAGTACTAACCCCCTCCGGCCAATGGGTTGCTCCCTGTTAGCTAGAAGCTGTGTTCGATTCGAATGCCAACTGGATAGCAGCTCGAAGTTTTACTAGATCATCTTTCGATGCTTTGGTCAATGACTCACCAAAGTCAACACCCAATAATGTAGAGATGTCGGTTACAACGTCTTGCTTACGCACTACTGGAGCACCAGACTTAGTAGCGGGCTTCTGAGCAACGTATACACCTTCGCGTGATAACTTTGCAATAATAGATCGAGTGGTCTTGCCAAAAGTTACAGCAAGAGCTTCAACAGTCACTCGTGTAGGTTCTGCGGTATACTGGTCAACCATCTCTGCGACCATTTCGTCAGTGTAATTCTTAGCGGTTTCGTTAGTTGCTTCGTTCATAGATATTCTCCCAAATAAATTTTTTAATAAGTTTCTTAATTTCATGACAAGTATTATCTCAGTTTTTAAGGTACTTGTCAAGAGTTATTTTTTATTTCCACACCAATTTGCCAATTGACTTGAAGGGCACTGGTACCCCTGAGCTGTCTTTGACGACAACCATTTCTTTACCAACCATGCTGAAGCCACCTACAATATCGTACTTAGGGGCAGTGTGATTGTTTACAACACGAATAGGTTTTACTACTTCGTCATTGAGAACTCGCACACGTTCTAGTGGCTTAATCTTTTGTGATACTACTCGTCTCTTTGGGGCTGGCATAAATCTTTTCTCCAATACTTTGTGCGGTCACGATGTGTGGCAGCACGATTAAATTTGTTAGCAAACTTTGCTACTGGGTTTCTTCTTGAGCTTTTAGCTCTGCTACCCGTTGGCTTGCTGCTTTGCTTACAGCTTCTCTTTCTATTAGCCATGATATGTCCTCTGCCGATTCTCCCATAATAACCAAGGAGGCAATCGCGTCTTCTGCTTTCATTCCGTCCTTTAGCATACCGCTATATACGATGAAAACTTCGAATTGTGAGTTGGTCATTTACTTTCCTTTTCCAACTTTTGAAAACATATTATGCGCTGATTTAGGGTAAAAGTCAAGAGTTATTTTTTAGAACCTTAAACTATACCGTGTACACACATTCCCATCCACCATAGTCCTAACACTATGGTTGTAATTATACTATCTGTAATCATAGTTACTCCTACTTGGAGAGGGAGGTCGGAATTGAACCGACATAAACGGAGTTGCAGTCCGTTGCATGACCATTCTGCCACACCCTCATACAATACATTTGACAGAGCACCACGGACTCGAACCGCGATCGCACAGCTGTGGAGGCTAGCATCTTTACCATTAGAACAATGCTCTGTCAAATCCACGCTTTCCCAAACTTGAAAAACTATTATGCCAAAGATTCAACAAAATGTCAAGAACTATTTTATTTCTGACCAAAAGAATTCGTCCCCATACATACGTTCTAGGAGTTCTTCCAGTTCCATACTGTGAGTGTCGTAACCATCTTCTCGCAGCTCTTCGTGAGCATTCATGACAAGGATGTGCCAGTCTAAGCCGGTGTACACCTTGAAGCTTTGGTCTGCTATGTCGAAGCTAACGTATCTATATTCCATGTGTTCTCCAATTTTGAAAAACTATTATGCCAAAGATTTGGGTAAAAGTCAAGAATCATTTTAACTTATTCTCCGAACGCAAACGATCTCTCGCGGGCCGGACGCGGCCTCGATATGTCAAGAAAAATTTGCTCCAATCCTCAAAAAACTTCGCAAATCTCACAAAAGACTTGACTAACCGCTAATTTGCCCAATTGCTTAAATTTTTCTTGACATCGCCCTACGGGCTGTGGTATAATCGGCGCCGAGCGCAATTTTTACTTCATAGTTGCACTACTGGGGGTCGGCGCAAGCGCACCATTTTCATAGTTGCACTACTCAGACTCGGCGCCATAATTTATTTTGGGGAATGCTTAAAAAAAGACTTGACATCGTCGTTGCACTACTGTAGGATCGGCGCGGATTTCACCAAATTTTTCGTCGCTGCACTACTTCGGCGCAGCATGCGCGTTTTTAAAAATGTCAATGAAATCAAGGACTTACGATCTAATTGAGAATCGTTCTCAAATGCGAATGGTAATACGAATGATTCGCATTCAGCGCGACCGGTGAGCACCGGTGACCTGTAAGTCCTTGATTTGTATGGGGTTTTTTACGACCGGTCGCCGCCGTAAGTCCTTGATTTATAAGGACTTTTTCTCTAGCAGATCACATAGGGTAGTGATAAAGTCCAGCCGCCCCTGTGCTTTGTCGTTGTAGTCTAGCGAGTGCCATCCGCCGCGAGATAATACCCTCTCTTTGAGAATTGTCATCTGGTCAAACGTGGACAGCGCCCGCCGATCATTGGGCGACATTTTCCAAGATTTAAGCGGGGACGTTTCACGCTCACCCAATCGCGCCGCCTGTTCTGATTCGCTGATGGATAGCCAGAATTTAATAAAGCGCACGTTGCTGTGTCCACCTTCCCAGTCGCTAACGCGTTTCATAAATCCCGCGTATTGCTTATCTGTGCACCACCCGTTTAGGGGTTGCACCATCGCGCGAGAATACCAAGAGCGATCAAAAAAAGTAACCATTGGGCGGGTCGGTAATTTACGCGACCAAAACGGTAACCAATTTTTCATGGTGCGTTTGCTAGGCATAGTCGAGAGGCAAACGCTAAACAGATCAGTAGGTAAATAATGTGTTACCTCTCGAATCGTTCCAGACTTACCCGCGCTGTCGCGCCCTTCAAGAACCACAGCGACAGGCTGATCAAGCTGGGAAACAATTTTGTTTAGTCGCGCCTGTTGTGTTTGTAGTGCGTTCATGTTGTTAAGCTCCAAAGATCAAATAAATAATACCGCCGATCAGAATAATGTCAGCCGATACAGAGTAGGCCATGTATAAGGCCACAGCGAATTTCCAGATTTTTGTATTTCGCTTTCCCATTTTAAGCTACCTCCTTTTTGTTGACGATGCGCCAAGGCTGCGCGTTTACAATCCCATATGGTACACGCTTTTTAGCTTTATAGCAAGCCGCGAGAATGTCGGTTTCTATGAGCGCATCTGACAGCGCAGTGTGATCCTCAATAAAACCATGATCGCCAGAACAAAAGCGGTACGCATATTCTGCGCCTGTTCTGATGTTACCCTTGCCAGATACCCACCCTTGCGCCTTTGCAAGATCCTTGTAAGTCTTGCTCGATAGTTTAGTCTCGCAAGCAAATTGCCAGATATCTAGCTGATCCATCGCCGGACAGATAGGCTGGCCGTCACCTAACAGGTTATGAGTGCCGCGCATTACGCGCCTATCAAAACCGAGGTTATACGCTGACATCACGTTGACGTTATAAAGCGCAATATCGTACCGCATTTGGGCAACAATATCATTCCAAGGCATCAACGAGATCTCGCCACGATCTAGCATAGGAGCATAGTGCGAGAACAATTTTTTAGCATAAAACGCGCCCATCATTTTAGAGGCATCTGTGAACACCTCCAACACCAAGGCGTTGAATGTGCTAACAATATCGCCCTTCTTGCTGGTGATGGTATAGCCTACATCATAAACAGAACCTGCAAGATCGCAGCATTCAGTATCGAGAACCATAATTGTCTTCTTAGCAATAGTCATTTTAATAACCTCCATTTGTTAATCTAAGGTTGAATGGTACAGGATCTACCACACGAAGTCCAGCAGATCGCAAAGTATTTTGCACCTCGTGCGAGTCGTCAAACATCAGGCAGCCATTCACAAACCGCGCCCATGTCATGCCCAACGATTCGGCATAGTCGCGCAAAGAGGATAGCTTGAAGAAGCCACAGTTTCTCTCGTCACCTTCAGCCCTGCAAATCACGGTACAGTTAGTGATGCCGTGAGCGTCCAGCCATTCAAAGTCCGCCTCACCCATTACCCGCGAAGTGCAAACGATAACGTCTAGGCCATCGTCTAACGAGTCTTTGAAGTGGTCGAACAATGGCAGCTCGCCGTCAGCCGCGATATTGTCGCGGGTATTCATAGCCCGCCAATCGTCTAGGGTCGCCCCTTGTCTGTGGGAGCTGTCAATAACAGTCCCGTCTAAGTCAAAAATAAAGCGCATATATGTAACCTCCAATGCCTATGATGTTAAGTAAAACCAGATTATAGCATGATTTATCAATCGCTTGCAAGCATAGAAGTGCCAAGCCTGAAACCGCCAGCCATTTACCTAGGTCGGTGTCTATGATCGGGGGAGCGATGCACAATAGCAACGCCCCGATCCATCCTGTAACGCTAACCACCATGCTAAGGGATTTCCCTTAGCAGAGCTTCTAGCGCAGAGCGTGGAGCCTTAGCCAATCCGTCAAGATCGGCAACATCCATAGCTAACGCCTTAGCTATGGCGTTGACAGTATCGCTCTTTCGAGCAATATCTGAACCATCTTTGCGAGCGGGTCGCTTGATGGTATAAGGCAGATCAAGTGATTTGATCTTGGCGATAACCGAGCGTGGCGACTTGCCAATTAACCCAGCGATCTCAGCGGCAACCGCTGCATCAAAGTGAGAATAGCCAGCGATGATGGATACCATCTCTGGGGTGTAGTTTGCTGCTTTCGCAGTCTTTAGTAGCTTAGTCATATAGACCTCCTGTTAATGTGTGCTTATTATAACACGTTTTTCTAATTTGTCAAATACCGATTTGGAATAAGGTTATTCGATTAAGTTATAAGCCCATCCTGTACGCGATCAGGAATGCAAGCGTGACCAACAAAAAAGTTATGCCGAGCATTGACCAGCCCAGCACAACTGTCAGCAGATCTAAACCGTTAGCCACAAACAGCCAACCAGATACCGCAAAAAATCCGACCACAATAGCCATGAAAATAGAACCCAAAACCGCTTTAATAATGTCGAGCATTGCAAGCCCTCCTCAATTGTTGAAAGTACATTAGAACATAAATAACGCAGAATGTCAAAGATTATTTTGTTATAAGAACGGGGGCGGTTATTCGACTTGGTTATAAGCCGCGCGGCGGGCGTGCCTTTCACGTACAACTTTGGATATTTTCAAAGACTCATTATATCATAAATAACCGTCACAGTCAATAACTATTCAACCCCTGCTTTGAAATAGTTCTTGACACTCTTTTCCTTCTCTGTTATAATATCAACAATGGAGAAAAAATGGAGGTACCATTACTTTGATGGTATCGTAAGCTCTCCAAAGTAGGAGGAATTATGAAAAAAGTAACTACTGCAATGCTCTTAGGAGCTATGACAGCCACAACTACAGCCCATGCTGTAGAAGTAGAAGGAACAGCAGGTGCTGTAAGTAACTATGTGTGGAGAGGAGCTACGCAGACTATGGGCAACCCTGCAGTTCAGGGGTCTTTTTCTGTCACTTCAGATTCTGGCCTATATGGAAGTGTGTGGGGGAGCCAAGTGGACTATGATAATGACACTACCGGAGAGTTTGATTTAAGCTTCGGTTTTAAAAAAGATCTAAATGAAACTGTATCACTAGATATGGGATACATTAAGTACGCCTTCAGTGGCGACGAACTGAAGATTGATGATGAACCTTCAGAAGTATATGTAGGCTTAAACGTAGGTCCTGTAAGTGGAATGATTTACAGTGACTTAGATACGCAAGATAAGTACTACGCAACGTCTGTCGCCTTCAGCGACATTGTGAATATGCCTTTTAACGCCTCGGCTTTCGCAGGTCGTACGGAAAGCGGTATTCTAGATACGGGAGTGAGCGTAAGCAAAGATTTTGATAAACTTAGCATCTCTTATACTTACACATGGTCAGAGGAAGACTATGAAGACTCTGCCCATTCAGTAGGTATTTTCTATAATTTTTAAAAATTTGAAAAATAAATCATATTTTTAAAAACGGGACGGAAGAGACGAACAATCAGCTTGTCTCTTCCGTTCTAATTATAAAAAATATCACTATGGTTACATTGACCAAGGTAAAATTTTATGTTTATAATTGATGATTTCGAAGTTCCCTTCATTCCGATGCAGAAGAATTACAGCGAATGGCACTCTTTCGACAGTCGTTGGGAAAATGATAACTTTGCAGCCCTTGTGTCGGGAGTTGCTCAAGTTTTATACCGCACACAAGATGCTGTCGGCTATGAAATATGGCAAAGAGAGTCACATACAGACCTTCACATTGATAAAGACGAAGAATTATACCGAAGAAGACAAATATTAACCTACCCCATCTGTTCAATCGTATTCTACTACGATGTACAAGATCTCGAAGGCGGAGAACTCTACTCTGACTCTTGGGAAATTACCCCAAAGAAGAACAGACTTGTTGTGTTTGGTCCGAACGTGACCCATGGTGTGCGTCCATTCACTGGAATTCGAAAATCTGTTCTTGTAAACCCCTGGGCCCATGAATTAGGCCATATACCCCAATTCTTCTAGCCCTCCAAAAAAATAATTCTTGACAACTGGATCTCTTTTTGGTACAATAGCAGCATGACAAAAGAAATAACAACCAGAATTAGTCCAGAAAGTATTGAGATAGCGAATTCCTATCTTGAGACTGGAAACATTGCCGCGACCAGTGCCTCTCTAAGGGTGCCGCAGGATATCGTGACGGACTACCTAAACAAACGCGAAGTCAAAAAGTATATTGACTCTGTATATTTGGATACTGGTTACAGAAACAGATCTAAGCTAGCAGAAGTTATGGACACTTTGATTGACAAGAAGCTAGAAGAGGCTGAAGAGACAGAAATGTACTCTAATAAAGATCTCGCAGATTTGCTTCAGATGGCTCACAAGATGCGTATGGATGAACTCAAAGCGCAAGGTGAAGCAGAAAAGGTCAGTGGTATGGCAGTCAAGACTCAAAACAATGTTATGATAAACTCCGAGGTGCCTTTTGGACAGGGTAACTACGGTGCTTTGATTGATAAACTATTAAAAAGCGAGTAATTATGGATAATCCCGTACAGGCTGTAACAGCTGTCTACAACTATCCCTATAAAAAAGTGACTGTTGTAGAAGGAGCCATTCCAGGACAGAAAAAGATCGTAGAGACTTTCTATAACGT